GTAGCAGGGTCTAAAGTTGTTTTGATGTTATATCCTGTTGACTCTTCCCATGTTGTGCCGTCTGAATATACATAGTAACCTTCAACCTGACTGTAGTTTGACTGCTGTATTCTGAGCTTAACATCAGGCCAGTAGGAAGCAGGCCAAAGGTCTTGAAAGGTTGGGACAGAACCTGCCCTTACTTTGATACCTCTTCCTGTTACTTTAAGGCAACCATTGTGTAATGAAAAGGAAGTCCCTAGAGCTGTACCAGTGTATTTTGCTCTGACTACAGCACCTTTTCGCTCTACTGTAAAAATTACTGAAGTTGTTGGGGGGTTTGTTCTAGCACCTATAAAAGTACCTGCTGCCCCACCACTGGTTGTTTGCCACGTTCCAGAGACTCCAAAACTCTTATGAATTTGCCCTACAAACTTATAAGTCTCTGGGGCATTTATGGACATCATTTGAAGTGTCCCATCAGTTAAGACGCTCCCCCCTACATTCCATGTACTCCCAATAGTTCCTGTAATTTCTCCGGCTGTTGTTACATTAATTCTGAAAGTCATACTTGACGTAGCCGGAGGGGTGGAAGTTCTAGTCACACTCACAGTATAATCAGCGTCAGTTCTATAAGGGTTATCATAAACTATATCCCAACCATTACCATTCCATGTGCTGGTGAAACCGTCAGCTCCTGCACCAAACTGTAATACCCCTGTAACTAAATTAACAGTGCCTCCATTATTATCCACTACTGAGCCGTTACTGTATACTTTTTGATATAAGAAAGAGCCGTCTTCATTCACGGTTAATCGAATAGTGTAAGGGTCGTCTAATACACGGTTATACACAGGGTCGCCCTCAAAAACACCTATATAGGCACTTGTGTACCCTTCAGTTCCCCATGTACCAGAATAATCCCCAGTGTACTTGAAAGAAACTTCGTTCCCCCAATCAGTATTCAGGAGAGTCTCCTTAATTAATTCAGCCACATCATCAATAGTAGCATTGTAGCCGTCTGTAGGCGAAACTGTGACAGTTTTAGTTCCCAGAGTAATATCAAAAGATTTTTCATACCAGTTATCGACAACAATAAACACTTCCCCCTCATCAATGTCTGGAGAAACATCATTTGTCATCGCAGGGGTTTTATTTTTGTTAACCACAAAAGTAGTGTCATGGACAGTCAGACATTTAATTTCTTTTCGTGCGTCTGAAAGTCCTTGAAGATATTGCTTTACTCCGGAGTCAGGATAAAATCCTCCAGTATCTGTAATATGTCCATAATCAACCAACAAATTAACTCCGGTATTTAAATCAACAACTTGTAGAGGTTCTTGTGAGTCCCCTGTAAAAAACATAATATATTCTTCAGATACGCCTCTGGAAATACCATGCAATTTACACATTTAAAAATTCTCCATAATTATCTGAAATTCCTCCCCTTCTTCTTCTAAATTGAGCGGGCTTGAAAAAACTAATTTAAAATTATAAGGTGCATCAAATGTATAGAAGTGTAAGTACTCTATCGTATTAACTGTAAACACAGGTAATTTACATATTAAAACTGTTTTTCCATTTATAGTGGTGTGTTCCACAGTAAAATGATTTTTAGTTTTATTTTGAGTATTTACTTCAACCTGTAAAGTCTCTTTAGAATTTAAACCTTTTTGACCTCCTAAAACTGTCTTTACAGCTTCACTTCCTACACCATAAAAAGGACTGAGTAGCCTTGTTAACGTTACTGGAATAATCTCATCTTTATAACTTACTGTGATATTTTTAGTTGCATTATTTTGTAAGAATGGGAAAATTTTTAACGTGTAAATAATTGTTAAACCCTCATCTGAAGTAATCCTAAAAACTTTAGGATTCCCATTGACATCTTTTAAAAGACAACGACTTAAAATATTAGACACAGTCCCTACAGACAGTTCAGAAATTGTACAATCTCCTAATTCTCCTGTCCCCCAAGAATATTCGAAAGATACCTGACCATATTCTGTTGTGATTTCTCCAACGGGATTTGGGTTTTTAATTTTAGTAGATATGAGTTTTTCTAACTGCGTATCAGAAGGTTTGGGCGGTGTAGTCCCTCCCCCTACCGAACAATACTTAAATCCTTCTTCTTTTATTACTGTAGTTTCATTTTTTAAAAAGTCTAAACCAAAGTCTGTTATAAGATTAGAAACTATTGTTTGTTCTAATATTTTCCCTTTTTCTGTTTTTTTCTGAAGTAAGTATTCCCCTGTAATAATCATAATTTTTGTCTCAACTCTTCTGCTTTATCTTCTGCTTCCTGAATTCTTGAAACCGCCTGAGCTGAAAACTGTTCTGGATTGCTTATCATATCATGCTCTGTCCTATAGTTGCAAGTTTATTAAAATATGTCGTGCTTGTTCTTTACTAATCAAGCTGTTGTCTTAAAACTTGAGCTTTTTCTTGTCAAGCTGTTGATAAAATACCAATAAAACTAAACTTATAGCTTATACCAATAGTAGGCTATATAATGATAGTAAACCATAGACAAATAGACCATACATAGCATGGTTTGCCTTGTCTTGTGGTAAAGTTATCTTTTGGAAGTATTGTTTTGTTGTAATCTATATTCCTTTATTAGCTATTTATGCCTAAAAAACTATATTTTAAGTTTGTTGTAAATCCAGAGGTATTAGTAATTATTATGTAACCCCATTCACCAGCAGTAATAGTAAAAGAAGCACCTCCACTCTTTCCATTATCAGAACTTAATACAGTAGCTATAAAATTATAATCTCCAGTTTTTTGTATAAAGTAGACACTAGAGGTAAACTGATTGTTTTCATCGGCTGATTTCACATTCTTAATAAAAAGTAACCCAGTAAAACTCTTTAAAAATATATTTAAATTCTCACCATTAACCAAACCAGTTTTATATTCAGACAACTCTTTCTGATTAGCTGAAACTAATGCAAAATCTTTACTAAAAACTTCATCAGGACTATTAATAAGACCTACTCCTTCTGTTACAATAATAGTATCAATTTCCATCGTACAGGTACCAGAGCCCCCATATAGGAACAATAAACTACCAAAACCACTCGTAGTCTTGCTTGATAATCTAGTTATTAGCCAATCATCTCCCTCATTAGATATTACTTGGGAAGCTTCGCTAGTTCCATAGAGTTGTAATTTAGCTTGCCCTTCTGTGCATCTCCACTTAACATATATACTTATAGATGATGCAGTTAAAGTAAAACCATTTCTAGCCAATGAGTTAGTAGATGTTAATTCAAGATTACCATCAGTATTAATAGACATATCAAATTTAATTCCAGTTGGGCTAGTCCCTAAATGATTTACACATTCTTCTGTACATTCCCAATCAGGAAATTTATTTTCAACACCATTAAGAAGTGGCAATACATTATAATACCTATTAGAAGGAAGCCCAAGAGTACCTTTAAATGAAGTTTCATTGTCAATATTAAAATTTGTTGCTGGAGGGGTATAGATACCATCTATATATAATATACTGTTCACTGATTCAATAATTGGTTCAGTATAGCCTTCCCAATACCCGCCATTTATATTTACAGCTTTACAATTAGTAACTTTTATTCCTTGATTCTGGAATTGACATCCATTAAATGTTACACCATCTCCATCTGTAATATCAATAACTGGACTAACGGGAGAACTCATGAAAGAAGAACAGTTGCTGAATGTAATTGCATTAAAATTCTCTCCAGTTTCTGCGATAATACCATTAGTACATTCTCTAAATGTGCAATTAGAAAACATAGACCAATAGAAATTTTTATTCACAAGCATTGCATTATCACAAGGACCAAACCATACATTGCTAAACTTATTATAATAACTTCCTTTAGATGATGTACTTATTAAGTTTGTACCATCGATTGTAATGTTCTCTATGCTCACATAGTCTGCTCCATTAAGCAAGATACCATAAGAGTCAGATGTAGTTACATTAATCTTTGTTCTGTACATATTCTCACCAAGCAATCTAGTATAATAAAGCAAAGATATAGACTCTTTCAGTGTGTAAATACCACCAGCAGGAAAATATACTGTACTATTATTATTTATAGCAGTTTGAATAGGCTTGGTATCATCACTTGTACCATCACTTTTAGCACCAAACCATTTAACATTAACAGCCCCATCATATTGTCTAACCCAAACACCACTTCCAGCATTAGCACTATCAAACCAAGTATCTAATTGAGTCTGATTGTTCCAGTCTGTAGGAAATACAGCGGTAGGGTCAATGACTGTACCACCATTATGTTCTGTTTTAGCTTTTGTATCATCCCAATAGAATACACCACCACCACCTATTGCGTCTGAATGATAACTCTTTATACTTATTTGTTCATTTTTAACCAAACCAATCTGTAAAGTAAGGTCTTGCATGGAATTAAATTGATTAGGTGTATTTAGTTCTCCATAATTTATTAATTTACCATTTGTTATGTTATTAGACCTATCGAACCAAACAACCCCAACACCGAGACAATCAACTGTTTCTCCACCTAAGTCTACTGGTTGGTCTATAATTAAACTCTTTCCTAATGAAGCCATCACATCTATAGCTGATTGAAAATCTGAATATCTTGAAACATATTGTTTATATAATAGGTCTTCTACAGGCTGAAATATCTCAATCACAGAAGTGTCTGAAACTTTACTGATAATTTTAACTTTAAATTCTTGAGCTACACCGGACTCTGGGACAGGGATATAAGTTTCAGGATAATTACCAATAATAATAAAAGCTCCTGAAGAATCATAAACACCGACCTCTCTGATAGTGAACCCTCCACTTTCTGAAGGTATTTCCCCAACTGTAATCAGACTGGAAAAATCAGAAGAATTAAGAGACACTGAAGTAATCGGAATCCTTAGTAGCTCATTTTTTAAACCTGTTTCTTCTCCAGTAGGTATATAAGGACTTCCTCCTCCATCCCCTATAGCTATTTCTTTAAAAATTATTGTAGGGTTACCAGGCATAAGAGCTTGAGCAACTTTATCCTGTCCTACAATTGTTAATTTATTTCCATACTCCATTAAACCTCCTCTGGATATACTGTTAAAATTCGTGAAATATTAGTCATACTGCCAAAATAGAAAGACCTTGTTTGTATGTTTTTATTGACAGAATTAACTGTTATATTACTGGACAGATGGAGACCTTCCTCAAATAAAGTATCCATCCCTGTTTGAGAAAAATCCAAGTTGTCCAGCAGAAGCTCACAGGGAGGTCTCCTGTAAATACCCTTCACAGGGTCGTTAACCATGTTTTCCTGTGCTTCACATTGAGTCTTCAGTCTGACTGCCGGAGTTTGCTGTGATACCCCTCCATGTAATCCTGGAAGAGTTTCTTTAATATACTTTTTTATTTTTGCCCTCCCATGTTCCAGAGCATGTTAGGGTTAACCGTAGAAGCATCGTCAAAATCTTCCATGTCATAAAAAGCTCTGATTTCATCTTCTTTAGAAATCCTGAAAGTTGTAGTATCGGGATTAACTTTGTCCTGCAACTTCCGGCAGGCTTTAGTCAGGATATAATTCTGAACAGGATAAGGGCACTCTTCAAAAGGTATATATAAGACAACAACAAGTTCTTCATTTTCAAGTACAATAGGCTCTTTAGTTTCCACATCAATAATTGTGTCCTGAATCAAGAGCCACCCTTCATTATCTATTTTAATAATGTTGGTAAAATCTTCAGGGATTTCTGTCAGCACTTTCTTGTTGAACTCTGTAGTATTTAATACTTCAAGAGTTGTCTTATTCAGATAGAGTTCTGCCAGTGTTCCTTCAGGGGAACTTTCAATAGCTTCTGGAGGCATTTCCCCCATAGCCAGATAAAGTTCCTGAATGGCTTCCAATCTGGTTAATTGTTTCATTTGTATTTCTCCCAGAAAAAAATGGATAGACCGAAGCCTATCCATTAGTTTTTTATACAGGTGTTCTTGTACGGAGTTCAACAAGACCTTCAGGTCTCAGCCAACCATGTCCTACTGCCATTTTAGTCAGAATGAGCCAAGCCTGCCTTCGCATGTCCCAACCAGCTTCAGTAGTCATTTCCATAAGCTTAACTGTACCGATAGCATCTTCAACCCATACAATACCACTTGTAGTGCTAGCATTGACGGTATGATAAGGGTCATAGTTTGCGTCAGTTTTCAGAGTCAGGTTAGTAGTTGGAAGGTTGTTTGAGCGTACAAGGTGAATGTTTGAAATCTTAGGGATTTTACCTGTAGCGATACTTCCTTCGCCACCGTAATCCCTGTGAATTGGAGACCAGCCGTTGGTGTCTGCGTTCTTGGTAAGAACTGCATAGTCAGCAGGCTTCAAAGCACAGTAAACAATTTCATTTTCCACATCTACGTCATTATCATAAAGAGCCTGTTCAGCAGCATAGATACCGTCTACCAGAGCTTTCATTCTGGTAACTTCATCAGCAGCACCAAAATTAGCATCTTCAAGAATAGTACCTCCAGGCATGTCGTCAGTGAGACCGCCAGCCCTCGCTCCAAGTATGATTTCCTTCATAATGTTCATGTCATACTTTTTAGCCATAGTGCCTGCCATCTGTTTTGCATAACGACTTCTTACGTCCCAATGAAGCATAAGCTCATCGAGATTATCCACATAAATATCTGAGATAAGCAGAGAATCGATTGGAACGTATCTGTTGCCATGATTTACGCCCTGACCTGTAAGCTCGGCTCCAGGGGTATGGTAGTGTGCAGAAATACCTCCTACAGCAGGGAAGTCGTAACCTTTACCCTGTGTAATACCTTTAACAAAATGTTTTCCGTCCATCGTAACTCTTGGGATATACTTGGACAGTACTTCTCCAGAGAATTTTTTCTGAAAAAGTGCGAGTTCATCACCGGTCTGATTAATCTGACCGAGTCTGTTTGGTGTGGCATCAGCCAATTATTAAGTGTTACTCCTTGTTTGTTTGTTGTCTTCACTAAAAGGTGTCTTAAAAGTTATATCCGCAGATATAATCAAGTAAGGCTTTCAGTATAAAAGTGACTCCGCTGGGTGCGGCACTATTGCCGTGCAGAGTGTTGTTTAAAAAGCTGTAGTTTTCTTCAGTTTTTCTTCTACAGCTTTACGGTATGCTTCGTCTGTATCGTAGCGAGGGTCTGACATATCTCTTGCCATTTCAGCTTTAGAATTGTAACCCTGTACAGTAGACTGAGGGACTTGTCCCTGGTCGATAATATTAATAGTGTTTCCTTTAGCCTGATATCGGGCTTTTACAGCTTCCACTGCCAGACCTGCCTGAGCTTTATCGCCTGAGCTTAGAGCTGTGTTAAAGAACTTGATTTCATCTTCTGTAAGATTTATTTTACCCCATTCAATAAGAGCCTTGTAAGCCTGTTC